ACGCGCCAAGCAACCTACGTCATCCTCAACTACTTCAATGTCCCATACTGAAGGAAGGTTGACGTAGCGACCAAAGCTAATTTTACGCTCTTGGAAGACTACCATGTTCGTACGCCCAGCAATGGCGATGACAGCGCCGCCTTCCGGGGGCATATCGTTGTAGTCAGCTTGCGTTGCTGGATCGGTGACCCAGTTGGCGTCGATATTCTTGATGCCACTCCAGCGGATACGATTGGGAGCTACTGCGTGCGCGTCATCTGGATCGTCAAGCAAGTTACCCAGAACCAGAAAGTCGCCTACCATAGCTCCGCACGCGGCACGCGGAGGAGAACCTCCCACGGCTGCGGGTGCGCCGGTAGTGCCAACAACTGACTTCAGCGGAAAGATATCCTGATGCAGCGCAACCATTAGCGTTTTGAACTGGATGAACTGCCACGCGTAGTCTTGACTTACGGCTTCTGCCTGTATCAGTACGAAAGGCGCACCGGCCAAGCGCGTGTAAAGACCATTGACCGTGCCAGCATAAAGCTGAGTAATACCTGATGTAAGCGTGACAGCTACAGCGCCGCGACAGATATCAGGTAATGCGCCATTGACCTGACCTTCATGCGTCGGCAAGGGAACGTAAACGCCATTAAGCGGTAGGACGTTCAGCGCTTCTAGAGCGCCGGGGTTGTTGACTTTCGGCAGGTCTGGAAGCCACTCTCCAACCGGAAGATCAACAACTTCAACCGCGCTGGGCTGAAGATCAGTAAGGGCATCGACAAAGAGGCTCAAAACTGAGTACTCCTAATCTTTCCAGTAGACGACTTCACCGCAGTACGCTCCAGCAGAAGCTTCTTGTAATCCTCTGCGATAACGTCGTACGTACGGGCTTCGCCATAGTCACGAACTACGTCACGTAGAAAGTTACGCTTCGCGAGCGCACGGATGAAAGTCTCACCATCGGTGAGCCAAGCATTTGTGTCAGCGTCGTTAACCAGCGGGTAAGGAGTGAGTTTACCGTAGCCGCTCACGTGTACCGCTGTGACACTCGTAGGAATGGGGTAGAGCCGGAACTGTCCAGCCGTATGCGACATGGACATTAGCTGACCGCCCGGCACGTTACCTTCTGCCGCGTCATCCAAGTCCTTGTTGCTAGCGAGGAATAGATTGTAGCGAGTGGTGCCGTTGAAATACCAGATAGAATCCAACTCAACGATGCCAAGATCAGGATAGTACTCCTGTCCATTCACCGTGTTGAATGATGTATCCTTGGTCTCGTTGAAGTAGAAGCGCTCTTGGGCTGCTTCAAAGATGGCGTCGTTGATTGCCTGCTTAACGTCAGTTGCAGCGTTCGAACGACGGAGTTCGGTCATGACCCGAGTGTACATATCGAGGAATGTACCAGCCATAACCGAACTCCTACGTTAACGACTTACCGGGGCGCTTTGTTCTTCGCAGCCTTGGCCGCTGCCTTTTCAGCAGCGTCCGAGGCTTCCGGGTCATCAGCCCGGTTCGTAGCGTCCTGTGCAAGCGTCGGGTCAGTGATGTTGGACTTGGTCTCACCGCCCGTAATTTGCGCGACTTCGTCTTCTTCGTCTGCGCGCTGACGCTCGGCCTGTACGCGAGCAGCCTCTTCAGCCTGCAAGCGCAACGCTGCCTCGGTGCGAGCATCATTAACGTCAACGGGTCCACCACCGCGAACTTCATTGTCGTCAATCTCTTCGGCTCCGAAACCGAGCTTCTTCTTGGCGTCGGCCCAACGATCCGCGTGTTCGGTGCCGTTGTAGTAGCCGTAGATGGGAGCGCGGATCGGCCCATTAACCGACTCTTCCACGACACGTAGGCCGTAGATGCCACCACCTTCGCTGGCGTCAAGGAGAATGTCGTCACGCAACTCCTTGTCTTCGATGCTATGCACGTCAACCAGCGTATAAGCCTGACGTGATGCGTTCTGCTTTCTTAGCGTAGCCATGTGTCGGCCTCCTACTGGTCGTTATTCGGCATGAAGCCGATAACGATGTCTGCCTGACCAGCAGTCGCCGCACCACCCGTCTGCGCATAGGCCACGAAAATATCCGTGTCCACTGCGAAGCTCAGGTTAGCGATAGCGGGGCTGCGCGCACCAGCGGTAGCAACGTCCGTAAAGAGTTGCGTGCCGCCAGCAGTCGTGCCGACGTTGAGAGCATTGGTCGTACCAGCGTTGAAGGCCGTATTGACACGTACGGTCTGCAACACAAGCTGCGCTCCTGCCGGAAGCGTGCCAATCAGAACGCCACCAGCAATGCCGGCATCGTTGTAATTGACCCTCTTACGGAAGCAGTGAACCATCTGGTACTGCGTTAGGCGAGGAATTCCTGCCATGATGTTGTCTCCTTTCCCTAGATTTACGGCTGAGGCGCGTAGGTTGAGAAGACGATGGTGCCGAAGTCCATGGAGTTGAACTGCGTCTTCTTCATACCGGCAATCATTCCGGCCGCAACGCCGAGCTGATTGTTGTAGTCGAAGAGCTCTTCAACCCAATTCATTTTCTCCGGAGTACCAGTGTCATCACGGCCAGTCGCCATAACGACTGCCTGCGCACCGCAAAGAACAGCGCGGCGAGCATTGGTGACAGCAGCACCAGTCGTCGAGTTCACGCCGTTGGCGACGCGAGCTGACTCGTGGATTGCAACGCCGTTGTAGATGCCGAGGAACGAGCCACCCTGGAAGATGGGGTTGTTCTCATCACCATTGGCGAGGAGCTTGGACTTCTGCAAGTCGGCCCACGCGCCTGCGTTGTAGTTGCTGCGCAGCGAGAACGTCTGGAACGGATGGATGAAGAGAACGTAGTAGTCTCCACCCTTGTAGCGGATCGGCCGAATGGGAACCGCGCCGCCACCCGTTGACACAAACGTCTTGGCACGAGCGACCATGCGATCGATGTGCGCCAAGCTGAATTCGTCACCCGTTGTGAGCGACTCATCAGTCGTTTTGCTGTTCGGACGGAAGATATGCGTGGTGTCAGGTGCGAGGACTGCCTGCATCCCGGTATAACGAATATCGGTCTGCGCGGTGAAGCCTGCGGCCTGATTGAAGAACCACGTATCGAGACGATCGGCCCACCAATCCTTCAGGCCGTCCATGGACTCCTGCCGGATGCTGAACGGCACGCGCTGTTCGGTCATCTTGCCACGCGAACGAACTGCGTGACGTAGCTGATCAATGATGAGCGTGTCGTTATAGGTGGCGAGTGCCTCTTCGTTACCCTCCAACGTGTTGTCGCCGGAAACGCCGGTGCCAACTAGCTGGAGGCGAAGACCGAACGTAACGCGGTCGCCCGCGCCTTTGCCCAGTTCGTCCCGCATCTGAATGATCGCGTTCGTATCGGACGTGCCGATGAACCGATCGATGAACGTCTCACGTAGGGACTCTACGAAAAGACGCTTGGCCCATAGCCTTACCGCAAGCGGATGGTTAGGGCCAAATTCGGTCATTGCCATGAAGAAAACTCCCAATTTGGTTTCGGTGCTGACCCATTGCGCCGGATCGGGCGAAACCCCCTATGCGCTGGGAGTGCGCGACAGACCTTTAAGGGCGTCTTCCCCTTGCTACCTGTGACGTTCGGTAGCTTACGAACCGGGTTCTTTTTAGGAGAGGGAACCCGGAAGACCTCCTGCGCGTATCATACGCGGGTAACTCGGAGGGCGCAAGCCCCTTTATCCGATGGCGGCAAACCGCTTGTTGGCATCAGAACCTTGACCCAGCCACTTGTCAAATTCAGCATCGTCCATTTCAAGCAATGCTGATGCGTTGAGATTAGCTGGGCTAGCACCAGTACCACCGCTTAAGCTACGGCTAGCCTGCTGACCGCGGGTGACGCTAGCGATGACTTCTTGGGCGCTAGGGCCTCCCTGTTGCTGCTGAGGAGGCTGTCCCTGCTGCTGCTGCTGCTGCTGCTGCTGCTGCTGAGGAGCCGGCTCACGCTGCGGCATTCCAGGATTGTAGCCGCGTGCCTGCGCAAGACCGTAGATGACCTCACCCACAGACTTGCCACGCTCCCAAGCTGCACGAGCAATTTGCCGCGCCTCAGCAAGCATCATCCTCTGAGCTTCCTGCGGCGTGTGGAAGGCAAGTAGCTCTGCCGCCCGCGACTGAACAAAGTAGTCACTCGCCTGCGGGTAGTCAGGACGCATGGAAGTGAACACTTCTTCATCAGCCGAGATTGACTGATCAACCTGCTGGTTCTGAAGATTCTCGGTGCGCTCAGCTTCAAACTGCTGTACACGCTGCTCCAATGCAACGATGTAGCCAGCCGGATCAGTATTGATATCCGGCATCTGCTGCTGCTCGCCCTGCGGCTGCTGGCGCGACAAAATGGCATTCAGTCGCGTTTCAGCAAGTTGGGCACGGCGAGCAATGGCGGCGGCACGTTGGCGAGACTCGTGCAGCGCTTCTAGAGGCACCATGCGGCGCTCACCGACCTGCTCGCCTTCTTGGCTTTGCTGCTCGCTCTGCTGCTGCCCGCCCTGCGGCTCTCCTTGCTGCTCGTCCTGCTGTTGTTGCTGACCGCTGGGCTTGGCCTGTCCAGCTTGAACCTCTTCACGGCTGGCAAAGCGACCATCTTGACGATGGAACGTCTGGCGACCGCCTTGATCGTCAGCTTCCTGCTGTTCTTGGCTCTGCTGCTGCTGCTGCTGCTGAGGCGGCGCGTCGCCTAGAGGCTCACGTCCCGGCCCTGCGCTGGGCACGCCATGTTGCGCAAACTCTGCTTCTTCTTCAGGTGTTAGATCATTAGGTGCTGGCATTTCCGCTCTCCTTTACTGGGGTTGTTCCTGACTAGGGTCTACAGGCGCAGCAGGAACGGGCTGCATCTGCGGGGGTTGTGGTGGTTGATCAGCTTGCTGCTGATTAGACATACTTGCAATGACTTGCTGCATCAAAGAGGTTAGCATATCTACTTTCTCTTCCAACGGGGAAGGTACGTCTGTAATTAGCGGTACGGCTGGCGTGTCTGGGGTTCCACCACTACCGTCTGGACCTCCCGGCGTTCCGGGCTTGGGCGCTGCCTGAATTTGCGCCTGCCAAGACGCTTGCAAACGTTCCGTTTGAGCGCGGTAATCTTCGATAATGGTTTTGAGACCAGCGATTTCTTCATCATTTTCCTTACTATTGTTCTTTTCAAGCGCTTTCTTGAGCTCTTCCTCAAGTACCTTTAGCGCCTGCTCCGCCTGCTGTAGCTTCTGCTGAAGCACGGCTGGCGGCAATTCGTCACCCATGCCCATTGCGTTGCGAATTTCCTGAACCACAGACTCTGGGTATGGTGAGTACTTCAGTAGTTCAACCGCTGCCTGCGGCGGCAGTATCTGCATCTGGAGAATTTGCTGAGTAATGCCCCAGACATACTGCTTCTGGTCAGGAGAGGTTGGAGCTTGGTCGATAATGATATCGAATTTCTCAAACTCCAACCCTTCACGGGTTAGTGGAATGTACTTGATCTGTCCCTGCTCAACTATGCGGATGAGCGTATTTTCAGGCAATAGCCAGATGAAGTGAAGAAGCAGCCGCCCATCACGCTTGCGGTACTTGCGCAAGCTGTCAAACATAGACGCCAACGTAGTCATAGCGCTTTGGCGGCGCTGCTGCTCCAGGATAGCAGCCTGTTCGCGATCAGCCTGACCCAGTAGCTCCAAGTTCACGCCGCTTACGTCGCGGATGGAACTGATGGAGAACGTCATGAGCTGGTCAAGC